CCCGACGCACTCGGAGACACCATGGCCACCGACGACGACTGGTGGAACGACCTCTACGACGACGAGGCCGACGACGCCGAGCCGGTGAAGGACACCGGCCCAGTGTTCGCCCCGGCCCCCGACTACTACCCCCGCCCCCACATGCCGGCCACGATCGTCTCCATCCCCGACCGGGCCGCCGCCGCGATCAGCCCGAAGACCCGGGCCGCGCTCTACAACGCGTCCGCGGCCGGGGCCGGGTGGGGTCTCGGCCTCTACCAGCAGTGCGCCCACGCGCTCGCCGACTGCGGCCAGCACTACAGCATCAGCGGCGCCCTGGTCCTCGGCGTCGGCGCCACCCTGCTTGTCGCCCACGTGTGGGACCGGCGCACCCGTCACTGGTGGCCCGGTATCGCCTGGGCTGCTCGCATCCCCCTCGCCACCCTCATTCTCGCCCTCGCCCTCTGGGCGCCCGCCACCTCCTGAACAGGACGAACACGTGATCGCGAACATGCTCGCCGCCGCCCCCGCCATCAGCGTGGAAGGCGGGAAGATCCTCGGCAGCGTCGGCGCCGGAGGCATCGCCACCGCCCTCACCGTGATCCTCTTCGCCGGGATCCGCGAACCCAAAGGCGCAGCGGCCGGAGCCGGGCCGGGCGGTGGGGGCGGGGGAAAGAAGTCCCGCATCCGCAAGCGGCTGACCAGCGACCAAGCCCAGTGGACCGGCGTCGCCGCAGGCACCCTCTACATGACCGCCGGCTCCATCTGGACCATCGGCGAGAACGTCAGCAACGCCTTCTCCGGCATGTTCACCAACGGCGGCTTCGGCACCGCAGGGCCCGGCGCCGTCAGCCTGGGCCTGGCCGCGCTCATGTACTTCCGCGAGCTCGCTCCCGGCAAAGCTGCGATCACCGGGATCGTCGCCGCCGGGGTGTGGGCGCAGGCGGGCGGGATCTGGGGCCTGCCGCAGGCGCTGATCCTGACCGGGGCGCATGCGGTCGGGGTCGTCTGATGAAGGCCCGCCTGCCTGCCTGGCTGGCAGCGGAGATCCGCCCCGTCCTCGCATTCACGGGGGCGGGCCGCGCCCTGTGGGCCGGTACCCGGGCCCTCGTCCGGCTCGGCTGGGCCCGGCTCGGCGAGCACCTGACGGTATGGGAGCGGGTCGGGGCGGTCGCGTTCGGCGGGTACGTCACCGTGTACGGATGCCAGCACGCCCCGCAGGCCGCCCAGTTCGCGGTCCCCGCGGCGGTCGTCGCCTGGTGCGCGGCCGCCTGGTGGGCCGCCCCGCCCACAGCCGCGCCCGAGCCCGAGCCCGCCGACGAGCCCGCGGACCCCGCACCCGCGGCCGATCCCGAACGCGCCCGCGAGGCCTGGCACGCCTTCGTCATCGAGGCCATCGGCGACCGCCAAGGCGTCCACCTCCGCGACCTCCTCGACACCCTCCAGCAGACCGGCCACCATCCCAACTGGGAGGTGGCCGACGTGAAGCGCGTGTGCGAGCGGGCGGGCATCCCCGTCCGGGCCCGCGTCCGGGTCCGCGGCCTGGGCGTCACCGTGGGCGTCCACCGGGACGACCTCCCGACCCCTTCCCAGCCCCTCCCCGACGAGGCCGGCCAGGACCCGCCCGAACCTGAACTACACGCCGTCTGACCTGCGAAACCACACCTGAACTACAGCCCGACCACACGGGCCAACTACAGCCCGGGAGAGTGGCTCTGATGCTGTACGAGTACCGGTGCCGCCTGTGCCGTGCCGCATCCCGGCCCGGCTCCCGTGCCGCGGCCGAGGCCGCCCGCCAGGCGCACCGCGACATCGAGCACGGCGGACTCGTCCCAGCCGGTGAGGCGATCGTCCGCGTCCCCGGGAGCACCCCGGATCCGAACAGCCGGTACGTATCCACCGGCGCCGCGCTCGGCCTGCTCGCCCTGCTCGCCCTGGCCGAGTTCCTCGCTCGGGCCTTCGGGAAGTAGCCGTAGCTGCCACACTGGTTGTGCGCGATGCCCCGCGCTTGGAGGCCCTGTCACCCCGTTCCCCCGGCGGGTGACAGGGCCCGCGCATACCCCCCAGACGATGGACCCGAACCCCGGTTCCCGTCCCGCCTGTCGGTGGCCGGCGCTACGATCCCCGGCACCATCACGCCCTCGGGGGGACCTCATGCGCCACACCACCACCGCCACCCTGCTCGCCACCCTGCTGCTCGCCGGGGCCACCGTCGGCTGCTCGAAGTCCGGCGACGAGAAAGCCGCAGACTGCGCCGCCGCGCTCACCGAGAGAACCGGAGGCAAGCCCGAAGACAAGCCGACCGTCAAGGAGGCCAAGGAGCGCGTCGACGCGTTCGACAAGACGCTCGCAGGCATGGTCCGTTCGGGGTACCAGGACGCATCCAAGGAGGCGTTCGACACCGTGGCGGAGAAGACCGCGGAGGGCGGGAAGAGTCGGCCGGAGGCGTGCAAGCCGCTCTCGGAGAACGACTACACCGCGCTGCAGATGGCCAAGGCGATCGACGCTCTTGGGTGGACGGGCGAGGACGGTCAGTTCGACAAGCTCAAGATGGTGAAGAGTCTCGGCAACTAGCGTTGCTGTCGTCGCACGGAGGCCCCGCACCCGGGATGGGGCGGGGCCTTCGTCATGCGGTCACGGGAAGAGCCGAGCCATGGCGTGGCCGATCAAGCGACCCACGGGATAGGCCAGAACAGCACCGATCCCTCCGCCGATGAGTAGTCCCTGCAACTCGCCGCTCACGTGGTCGGCCCCTCACCCGGGCGCACCGGACCCGCGTCGTGCGGAGTGGCACCAACAGCCCAGTCCGCCCACACCGTCGGCTCCGGCCCGCCGGTGATGTGCCAACCGCCGACGTCCTTGGTCCACCCGTCGTCGCCGAAGGTGGGTTCCACGGCCTCGTCGTAGTGGCCGGGCTCGCGCGAGCAGCGCTTCAACGGGCCGCCGCCGTAGGGGGCCAGGGTCGCCGTGCACCCGGGCTCGGGCTGCTCGCTCATGCGGTCTTCTCCTCGCCGCTCACCGGGCGCTCCGGCTCCGAGTTCTTCCGGTCCATCTCGGCCGCCTCCTCCCACGTCAGCGTGAACTGGTAGTACGGGCGCGGGTTGCCGTCGTCGAGGACGCGCGCCAGCTCGGCCCGGGTCGCCCGGCGGGCATCCTCTGCCGCAGTCTCGGCCCGCCACTCGATGATCTCCTCAGGGGTGGCGTCCACGAAGACGAACGCGTCGACGACGCTGGAGAAGACAGCGAGCTTCCCGTCCGGCTGACGGATGATCTGCTGGCCCATGTCAGGCCCCCTTCTCTTCGCTGCTCTTCAGCAGGCGCCGCAGGTACTCGCGGGTCCAGCCGGTGACGCGGACGACAGTGGCCTGTGCGCCGCGTTCGTCGGTCGACTTCAGGAAGGTAACGGCCTCGACCTGGAGGTCGGCGCGGGCCGCGTCGAGGGCGGCCTCGGCTTCTCGGTAGCGCTGAGCTGCGAGTTCGAGTTTCGCGGTGTCCATGTGGATGAGTCTCCCACAAGATTGGCCAACCGACTAGGCCAAGCCTATTGACTAACGCCTACCGAGTAGGCCAACATGGGTGTCACAAGGAAGCGCAACGAGGGAGCACCACATGACCGCCGCAGCCACCACCCACCAGCACACCAACTGCCTCCGCTGCGGCCGCAAGCTCACCAGCGCCAAGAGCACCGCCACCGGCTACGGACCCACCTGTACCCGCAAGGTCAAGGCCGCCGCCAAGGCCGAGATCGTCGCCCAGTACAAGGCCCACCAGGTCGCCAAGGCTGAGGAACTGATCGAGCAGGGCGCACTCATCCCCCTCCGCAGCGGCATCTACCTCGCCCCCTCCTCCGACGGGTCCCGTACCTACAAGGCCCACCGCACCGCCTGCTCGTGCCCGGCCGGCGTCAAGGGCCTCCACCCCTGCAAGCACCGCATCGCCGCCCACATCCTCAGCCTCGCGGCCTGACGCACCGACACGACAGGATGAACCCCATGACCGACCGCCACGCCACCACCGCAGACCTCCCCGGCTGGAACATCGTCGACACAGTCCTCGGCCTCAACCAACAGCCCGGAACACACGGATGGGTCTGGCTCCAGGACCCGGCCAACCCCCGGACCCCCGGCGCCATCGGCCGCGACCTCTCCGGCCGCCTCTACGTCGCCAGCGATGCCGCCTTCGTGGGCGAGCCCTTCAGGGGCACCGCCGAGCAGGGGTACCGCGCGCTCCTCGTCGGCGTGGCGGACGGCCTTGGCCTGTGGGCCCCGCCCGCCGGATACGCGCACATCAAGCCCATTGACCCGGACGAGCCGAGCGCGCAGCCGGACGTGCCGCGCTGGCTCCCGATTCGCGAGGTGCTGAAGGACCTGCCGGACGAGATGCGGCAGACCCTGAACGCCTGACCCTGGATACGCCAAGGGCCCGCTCTCGCCACCGGGAGCGGGCCCTCACCCGTGTGCGCACCACCATGCCACCAGTTGCACACCTCGTTACCATCAGACCATGGATACCGGTAACGAGCCACCCGTACCGGCCGAACCCCCAGGCGAGGCCGACGGCTACAGCCAAACCCGCGACGGCAACGGACGCTTCGCCCACAGCTACACCACCGCACAACGCGACGGCCAAGCCGCCCACCTCCGCGACCAGGGCTGGACCCTCCAAGCCATCGCCGACGAACTCGGCTACCACGACCGCACCCACGCCAGGCAAGGCATCCGCCGCGCCATCGAGAAGGTCGTCAAAGAGCCGGCCGAACGCCTCGTCACCCGCGAGGCCGCACGCCTGGACACCCTGTACGAGGAGGCCCTCGAAGTCCTCCTCCGCGACCACGTCACCGTGTCCCACGGCCGCGTCATCAAGGACGACGAAGGGAACCCCCTCCCCGACGACGGGCCGAAGCTCGCCGCGATCGACCGCCTCGTCAAGGTCCGCGAGTCATACCGCAAGCTGCTCGGCCTCGACGCCCCGTCCCGCGTGAGCGTCGACGCGCAGCAACTCGGCGACGAGATCAGCGCCCTTCTCAACCGCGTCGCCGCCGATGACGACGGCGCCTGACGTCGAGCGGATCCGCGAGCAGATCAACCAGCTCGTCCGCGCAGGCGACACCCGGCAGTTGAAGATCCTCCGCGACCAGCTGAAGACCCTCGTCGATCACAAGGCCCTCGCCGGCAGGACCGCGAAGTACGGGGCGCACCCGGTCCGCTGGGTCGAGGAGCGCCTCGGGCAGACGGTGTGGTCGAAGCAGCGGGAGATCCTCAACGCGGTCCGGGACCACCGGCGGGTGGCGGTCCGGTCCGGGCACGGGGTCGGCAAGTCGTGGACGGCTGCGCTGATCGCCTGCTGGTGGCTGGACACCCACCCGCCGGGCGAGGCGTTCGTCGTCTCCACGGCGCCCACGTTCTCGCAGGTGAGGGCGATCCTGTGGCGGTACATCCGCAAGCACCACCGGGCCGGGCAGCTCGCCGGCCGGGTGAACCAGACCGAGTGGCTGATCGACGACGAACTCGTCGGCTACGGACGCAAGCCCGCAGACACGGACACGGACGGCTTCCAGGGCATCCACGCCCGCTACGTCCTCGTCGTCCTCGACGAAGCGTGCGGGATCCCCGAGCAGTTGTGGACCGCGGCGGACGCGCTCGCTACCGGCCCGGACTGCCGGATCGTCGCGATCGGCAACCCCGACAACCCCGCCTCCCACTTCCGCCAGGTGTGCACCCCCGGGTCGGGCTGGCACCAGATGGCCATCTCCGCGTTCGACTCCCCGAACTTGACCGGCGAGGAAGTCCCCACGGAAATGTCCGCGGCCCTGGTCGGCCGGGAGTGGGTGGAGGAGAAGGCCCGCGAGTGGGGCGAGGAGAACCCCGTCTACCGCAGCAAGGTGCTCGGCGAGTTCTCCGAGGACGGCCCCAACCAGGTCGTCCGCGGCTCCGACATCGCCACCTGCCGCACCCCCAGGGAGCAGCGCACCTCAGCCGACCAACTCCTCCCGGTAGAGCTCGGCGTGGACGTCGGCGGTGGCGGGGACGAGACCGTCATCCGCGAACGCCGCGGCATCCAGGCAGGCCGGGAGTGGCGGGCCCACACGGACAGGCCGGAGCAGATCGCGCCGCTGGTGATGCAGGCGATCCGTGAGTCGGGGGCGACCGCGGTGAAGGTCGACTCGATCGGTATCGGATTCGGTGTGATCGGCGAGCTCCGGAACGCGGCTGGCCGGGGTGAGCATCAGGCGCATGTCATGGCCGTGAACGTGGCGAACGCCGCGTCGAAGCCGGACAAGTTCATGAACCTGCGGGCCGAACTCTGGTGGGAGTTGGGGCGTGGCCTGTCGGAGTCCCGCGGCTGGGACCTGGCTGCGATGGACAACGCGGACACGACGGTGGCTCAACTGCTGGAGCCGCGGTGGGACGTGGACCCGAAGGGGCGGATCCGGGTCGAGCCGAAGGACGAGATCAGGAAGCGGCTCGGCCGGTCACCGGACAACGCGGATGCTCTGCTGCTCGCGTTCTATGCCGCGGGCCGTCCGCGGGTCAGGTTCGTCTGATGGCTGCGCTTGTATGGTTCCAACAAAGGGCATCGCGCCGGGGCGGAGGGGTCGCAACTGTGACAAAGCAGCGTTCGCGCAGGTGGGGCCAGGCCGTGAATAGGGTTATGCCGGTTCTACTTGACACGACTGGGACTATGCTGTTGTCGGGATCAATCATGCTGGTGAATCTCGCGGCAGGCGTAGCAGCCTCCGGAGTCGCCGTCATGTACCTGAACCACCGGTTCTACGGGCGGCGGCAGCAGTAGCACGGAGAGGGGGCGGCGTTGGCCAGAACGATTTTCGGCGACATCGCCCACGGCCTCCGCTCCGTCACCAACCGCTCCCCGATCGCCCTTGCCCCCACCGGTGGCCGCTCCGGGCTCGTGTCGAGCATCGTCCGCCCCGCCGGCCAAGAGGCGCAGATGCGCGCCATGGGCAGCGTCGGCACTCTCTTCGCCATCGTGGAGAGAATCACGACGGCGTACAGCCAGGTCGAGTGGAAGCTGTACCGCAGCTCGACGTCCGGCCGCGACGAGGACCGCGTCGAGGTCACCCGGCACGCCGCCCTCGACCTGTGGATGCAGCCCAACCAGTTCATGACGGGCCCGCAGTGGCGTGAGGCGACGCAGCAGCACGAGGAACTGACGGGCGAGCAGTGGTGGGTG